TATAAGCCTGCTTAACGTCGGCAGACGTATCTTCAGCAAACTTTTTAAGACGATTAAGTGGCTTTGCTTCTTCAGCAGCAATACGGCTGGACTCAGCATCATAAGCAGCTTTACGAGCCTTAGAAGTTGTTCTTTCAGACTTTTTCGTTGCCTGACCAACACCGGGCATACCCGGAATGCCGGGGAAACCGCCCTTAGCGTACTTTTGAACTTGACCACCGTTCTTGTACCCCGGCATCAACTTCGTGCCAGCGCCACCGGATTGTTTGTTGACATCGGCGTTGCCAATGCGCGGAAGAGCGCCGTTGCCCGAGAGCTTGTTGCTCTTGGTCATCTCACGCTTCATCGTTGAAGCTGGGGCCTTAACAGCGCCGCCTTTGGCAAAATGCTTCGGGGCGCTGTGAAAACCGGCGCTAGTCGGGAAATCAAAGTCTTTGACGTACTTAACGGCCATCGTTAGCTCCTATTTGCAATCCCACTTCCGCAGCGATAACGCTTTGCGGGTAGGTTTCCCTTGTTTATCTTTCATTGGTCCAGGCATACCGCTCATGCGAGCGCAGAAAGACCTTCTACGCGCAGCCGACTTTGGGCTTTTTGCCGCCTGTTTTGCGCTAACAGGAGGCTTCAACGTGCCGCCGGTTTCGGACTTGTAACTGGCGCGGCCTTTGGCGTTTAGACCGCCCTCTGGGTTCTTTCCTTCTTTACGCTGCCAAGCAGAAGTCGAGTAACCACCACCCGCCATGTAAATGGTTTTTCCGCCCTTACCAAACTTCCAGTCGTTGATAATTGCCATTTAGCCTCCAACACCCACACGCGAAGCAAGGAACGCAATCATTGAGCAAAGAATAGCAATAAGCCCAAACCCTACCTTTACCCACAAACCGTTGTTTTGATTTAAGGCTTTTTCAACACGCTTGTATTGAGCAACAACTTCTTGCCAACGCTGTTCGCAAAGCCGCTCATGCGATTCAATTTTTTGAAGCGCAGAACTAGCGTTGTCATAAGCCTTTGAAAGCATTTCGTGCTCAAGAGCCATTACGCAATTCCGCTCTGAATTACCGTCATTTTTGCGGAGCCGCTTGTGTAGCTCGTAGTGTTCAAACGCACGGCACGAACCGGGCCGCTAAGAGTAGAACTGTTAACAAGAAAGCTGCTAACCGTTCCGGTCGTGATGGATGCAAGCGGAGAACCTGCATCAATCCAAGTGGCGTTGGTGTTGTAATCCGTCGCGTAAGTAGCCCACGGATCGTCAAAAGAATATTGGACTTTTGACGTATTGGTGTCCGTTACAGTGACTGTGACAGATACGTGTTCCGGATTGACGTAAATATCCAACACCACTGGCAGGGATATTTCTTGTGCGTCATTAGTAACGTAAACTGGGCGCATCATTTCCTCCGTGGAGCATAAAGAAATAAATCTTTAGCTCACTGAATTATCTTGTTCTTGTTTATGCTCTTCCTGCACATCTAATCGTCGTATCAACATCTGATACGCAGAAATTGTTGCTTGAGCTTGAATTGCAAAGGTTTGAGCCTTCTTCAATTCAGTCTCAAGCAATTCAATTTCAGCAAGAAGGAAATCCTTCTTGATCTCCATTAGAGCGCACTAGCACACATCAGATAATACGGAGTACCAGTAGAATCGACGATCTTGATCGACTTCGTGTGCGTTCCCGCCGATACAGTTTCAACCATAGCCGTCGGCACGTTCAACAAATTTGCAACTGTGCCGGTGCCGCTGTTGGTGAAACGAATAAACGAAGCGTTTGTCCAAGTGCCGCCGCTGGCAAAATTAGAATCGCACTGAATAGAAGCAATCGTCCCGCCGGGGTTTGTAGATGTTCCGCCAAGCGTTGTGCGAAGCGCGTTTGCCGCGCCAGAAATAGTGCCAGAGCCATTAACCGACAACGAGATGTGTGCGCCGTTGATCGTGCCCCCAGCCGCAGCGCCCGCTCCGGTAACAACCGAGAAAGCACGAAACGTCTCGCCAGAACCAGTGCTGGTAAACGTCAGCCTTTCATAAACAAGGCGCGTATCGCCCGTTGTGGCAGAAGTTGTGCCGTAAGAGCTAGAAATGTTTCCGGCGGTCGTGACCGAAACGGGAGCGGCGGAAGTGCCGCTGCTAAAACCGTTAAGCGAAATAACTGGTCCCGTAAACGTAGTAGTAGCCATAATGTCCTCACATGCGAGTTAGGCGCATCTGTCTGCATGTCGTCAGCCGGGACTGTCAGATGCACCGGGATGACCCCGGAAAAAACCCCTCCACCAGTCGCCCAGTGGAGGGGTTTATAGTACTAGACGTTACAGCTTTCGTCTACACGCCAGCCGTGCCGAAAACGGCGCGGGGGTCGGTAAAGCCGAAGGCATAACGCTCAGTGGCCTTGTAGCGCATGGAGTCGGTTTCAAAGTCACCTTCCATGCTCTTTTCGAGGCCACGGCGCATCATCAGCTTCAGACCTTCCGGAGCGTCCGTCTGGACCCACCACGCCGTGGTGGACGTAAGACGCGACAGGTTCGCCTGACCGCCCGACAGCAGACCCATCGACTTGATCGGGTTGATGACGTTGTCAGCCGTACCGGCCCGAAGGACCGACTTGAGCAGAACTTCCGCCTGGAACACGTTGCTCGGAGAGACAACGAGCTTCAGGGGGTTCAGGCGAATACGCTTGCCGTTGTTGTCAACAGCGTTGCGGACCTGAATAAGCATCTGCTCAAGAGAGGTCTGCGAAAGGTTCGCAGCCGTCGAAAGCTGGTTAGAGAACGTACCATTCACAATCGGATGGTTCGTCGCAACCAGGGATACGCCGTCGCCGCCCGCAAACTGACCGCCTGTAAAGGCGCGGTTCAGAATGTTGGCACCAAGGGTTTCCTTCGTTTCGATCAGAGACTGCGCCAGATGACGCGAGTAGACCTGACCAATACGAATGTGGTCGCCGTCCTCGATCAAGACCTTCGTAAGGGCGAAAGCAAGCCCGTACACGAGGTACTGATAACGCTTGAGGAACAGCACGCCACCCGACTGATAAGTGACCGGGGTGCCGTCGGGAAGTTCCGGAGCAGCGCCAAAGCCGTACAGCACGGGTTCTTCATGGTAGTTACGCGGGATGCCCGTCTGGGTCTTGAAGACCTGAGCGTATTCATCAGCGCGTTGATCGTAAACGCCATCAAACTCTTCGTTCAGAATCGGTTCTACGATAGAACGAAAGTCTGTTGACCTCATTGGATTTGCAGCCATGCGTCAGACTCCTTACACCGCTACTTTGTTGGCAATAAACTGGCTGCGAGCAATCTGCACTTGCACAACCGTATAGGCATCACCCCAAGCATTGACGCCAGCGGGGCCAATGTCCGGAGCCAGATTAACAATGCGCCACTGGCCTTGAGAGCCTGAACCCGACAGCGAAGAGCTGAGAGTCGAGCCACCAAGTCCGGTCGTCGTATTGCCTGCGGTGAAGTTGGAAACATCGGCTTGATCGCCAATAGAACCAATCGCCAAAGAACCGTCAGCCTGAACTTCGTACACAATCGTCGGGTCTTCGTAGTAGTACGCAGTCATGCTGCCCGCCACGTAAGTGGCCTGCGCCGGGAAGAAAGTCGAAACCGTCGGACGACCGCCAACCGGAGTGTAAGAGCAACCAGCAAACACACCGATAAAGTCAGACGCGCCAGCGGTGACGGCTTCAATACGGCCATCGTTGAGCTTAACGCAGTTGCCCGCAAAGATGTTTGTGCCATAACCGCTGGCAATGCCATCGACTACAGCAATCGGACGAATCAAGCCAGTGGGGCTAAAAGCTGGCCTGAACCCGAAAGGAGCGTTAGTAGCAGACATAAGATGTCTTCCTTTGGATTGAGTTAATGAACCCTCTAAGACGCAAAGATTGGCTTAGAGGAGCTACGATATTGCATCTCATCAAACCCATCACCCAACTCAACACTTCCACCAGCACGATTAGCCTGTTCACGAATGGCATTTAGAGTGTCTTGCAATTTGCCTTCTTCACGGTTTGGCGCATCGTAATGGAACTCAGTCATTATCTTTTGATAAAGACTTTCGGGAATCTTGAAAGCCAGCATTTCGTTTACGCCAATCATACCCGCGTATTCACCCGTCTTCAGTGTCGCCATATTCCAGCCGTGAATTTCTTCAGGCTTAATCGGCTCATAACCTAAACGGATGCGACCATGAATTGGGTCACGGGGATTAGTCGTGGTTAGCCAGCAAACGTGATAACCCGGAATATTAGGCAAGTCGGGTAAAGCTGCTTGAATAAACTGATTTCTGAACATTTCAACACGTTCATCGTCAGTAAAAACGCGGCTCTCCGTGACTGTGCGATCTTCAATCGCTTTGTTCATGCGAGCAGCATCGTCGGTTTTTTTAATTCGGCTATCTAATGACATGACAATGTTCCTGTTAGTTACTGTTGCGATCTTGTTCAGCATAACGCTTCAACATGCGTTTACGCTTTTCAGGGTCTTCCCAGTAACCGGCATCCTCCATTGCCTGTTTACGTTCAGGTGAAATGTAAACTTCACGCCGAGTTGAAACAGGAGCGTTTTCTCTTCCAGACCCCGCAACCGGGGGGCCTTTACGTTTCGGGGCTGACTGGCTCACGGATTCACTCTTTCCATAACGGTGGGGCAGATACTTTTTTGCTCTTGCGTCAAGCTCTTCCCAATAGTCTTCCGTTCGCGGGTCCCAGCCTTCTGCGGTTAACTTATCATCAATCGTCCTGACAACCAATGCGTCATCGTCGTTGCTGCTTTGGTCGTACCAGTCGTTTTTATCCATCCAGCGTTCCGCCGCCCGTTTCAAAAGCGGGTCGGGCCGGTTGGATGGCTGTTGAACAGTCTGGCGGGGCGCTTGATAATTTTGAATTTGCTGCTTTTGCGCGTTTAAAGTCTGAGCTTTAGAAACAATTTGATCGCGGATTCTAAGGGCTTCCGCCACGGCCTGACCATTACCGGCATCAACGGCTTTGGCAATTACGTCCTCTGCCGCACGGTAGTCCCTGGCCGTCTGCTCAAGCTGCTCTTCAATTGTCTGCGCGTCACGCCTTACAAAGTTAGTCTCTAACCCAGTAAGCCTTTGAGACAAGTTCATATTTTCTTGGCGCAGCCGCTCAATCTCTTGTTTATCGCGCTCGCGGGCCTGACGGCGTTTTTCTTTGCGCCGACGGTTTTGTTCCGCCGTGCTGAGTTTACGCTGATTACGGTCTTCTTCAGCGTCTTCGCCGTCATTTGACAAACGCTCGTCGTCATCGTCGATCTGCGTTTGTTCTTCCTGTTGCTCTTCTGCAACGGCCTCTTGTTCTTCTTCGACAACCTCTTCTTCTACCGGCGTGTCTACAATTACGTACTCTTCTTCGTCTTTGTTATCCGACATGCGTCACCCTTAAATAAACGCTTTGACGGCCAGAGGATCGCCTAAAAGACGACCGGCCAAGTCAAGATCATTGAAAACTACAAACAACGCCGGTTCCCCGTCTTTGGTGTTAATTTGCCAGCGATCTCCACCGTACTTTGGCATACGGATAAAATCCCCAGGCTGACACCAGACGCCTTCAACCCACGGCTTCATAGTTTCACGATTGCAAAACGCAAGCGGGCCAACGGCGCGGACAAGTCCAACCTGAGTATTCCATTGCTCGGTTTCCTTGGCGTCTTCCGTCAGAATAATTCCGCCCTTTGTTTTACGTTTAGGGGTGCGAACTTGAACAAGAACGCGAGAACCAAAAATTTCAATTTGGGGGTCCACATCGACAAAAGCATCGTCGTGGTCTTGAGTCCATTTAAAATTCAGGTTCAGCTTTTTTGTTTCAGCAACAGTAATGCGGCTTTTTTTTGCGTTATCACTGACTAGTGCGACTTTAGATGTCACGCTTTGTCTCCTCATCATCACGGTAAAGGTTGTTGATTATATCCAGCGCCTTTTGAAGACCTGCGTAATAACCAACATTCTTCCCGTGGAGGAACATATCGGTAGCTGGACTCTTGAGTGCGCTGTGAGCAAAATTTTGTTTCTCTTGCTCTAATGCTCTAACGACTTTGTTTAGCATCTGGCCTACTTCTTTCGGCCAGCCGCCTTCTTTGCAACGCCGCCAGCCTTGTAGCCGACCTTGGGCGAGCTTGCGAGCTTCGGCATCTTGCCCATTGCCATCTGCTTGTGTTGGTTAATTGCCTTCTCAGCCATAGTCTTTCTCCCTTAATAGGCTCTGGGCCGTGGATTGATCCCAGCGCCGGTTGAAACGGCGAGTTTGTCGCCGGTTGCAATTTCAAGAGCAGCCAAATCTTTGGCCGTCTGATTGTCTTCGGAGTTAATGCGTTCACGCGAAGCCAAATCAGCTTGTTTGCCTTGTGCATCAAGCTGAATTTTCTGAGCCTTGAGCATTTGATCGGTTTGCACTTTTTGAGCATCCGCCGCCGCCTTCTGGGCTTTGAGTTGAATGTCTTGTGCAATTTCTTGCGTCTCAATCTCCATGCGCTTAGCTTCAAGCTGCGCCTTGACCTGATCGGATTGAGCCTTGCGCTGCGTCTCAGCCATAATGGCTTGAACCGTCGGGTCCATACCAGCCGGTTGGTTCTGTTGGGCAAGCTGCGACAGACGCTGAATGGCTTGCTGAATAATCTGCGGCAAACTTGCAAACGTCTGCTGAGCTTCTTGCATCACATTTGGAGATGCGGCTGCAATCAAGCGGTCCAGTTCAACATTGTCCTCCACCTTGTCGGACATAAGCTGAGAAACGTCAGCACCAGCCGCGTTGCTGATGGTTTCAAACATGCTGCTCAAATACCAGAAGCTGACATGCTCTTTAATGTGGTTGAGCATAGCCGGGATAAACATGCGCCCGCCAAGTTCGGAACTTCCAAACAACGGGTTGTTCATAAACGCAACGTGCGTTTGCAAATGAGCAATGTGATCTTGCTCCGGAAACGCAATAATTGGGCCACCCATCATGGCGGCTACGTTTTCATTAACCGCGTTGGTTTCCTTTGGCTTAACTTCTTTTGCCAGCAACGCTTCAGCGTTTGGTATTTTCAGCGTAGTTAAAATACGCTTTTCAACCTCACGCTGGTTATACAACGGATTGTTTTGCGCTCTGGCCGCAATTGCCTGAACTTGAGCAAACCGCTGTTGTTCAGAAAATATGTTTGGATCAGACACCGGCATCAGGTCCAAGGGACCTTCATAGTCCGAGCGGCTAATCGCCAACTCACCGTATTCGTCGTATTCAGTCTTTTCAGACAAATACATACGATTAATACGCGCCAGGACTTTCAAAACGCGGTGCTGGGATTCATGCAAACGCGCATGAATTGCCGAATACACCACAAGCCCTTGCTCAATACGGGCCATAGTCGTGCCGACAGGCGCGTTTGAATCGCTGTCAGCCGTTTGATCCAGGCTGGTGCGAACAACGCTCTTGGCCGCGTCAGACAAGAAGCCAAGCAAATTAAGCAGTACCGGAGACGGCGGGTTGAACGGCATTGGCATCGCCAATTTCTTAACGTCATCGACGTTAATACCGCCTTCAATTTCGGCTACTTGAGTTGGGTCAATACGCAACGATTGACCGCCGCGATCTCCACCCTTCAACCGCAACATGGTCACGCTGTTGTTGATGTGGGCGCTATCAAGCAACGCACGCAACGAGCCGGTTAGAGCCGCAGACAACCCGCCAATTAAATGCGGGAACCCAATTCCATAAGCGCCGCGCCACGGGATAAACGAAAACTCAATAATGTGATCGAGCTTGCGGCAAAGCGCATCGTCTTCTTCCCAATTTCGATAAATCGACAACACGTTGTTTGTTGTCTTATCAATCGTCACGATATACGGGCACGCGCCTTGAGTGCCCTCGTCGTCGTCTATATCGAGGTCAGTGTAAATTTCGTAAATTGTGCGAAGGCCGTCTTCGTTAAATGCCGACTCATCGCGGCCTTCAATCTTGTCGTTAGCTTTTGCCGCAGCAGTCTGATCGGGCACAAGCGACGGCGGAACGGAATTAATATCAACATACATTCCCGAAAGAACGCGATTGTTGTATTCCATTTCCGTCAAATACTGCACATGCGTCTGACGCTGGGCGGTGTAAAATGATGTTGCCGAATACGGCAGCAGCATGTCGTCAATCGGAATAAACTCTGCACGCGGACGGCCCAAACGATCAGACCAATACATCTTCATGTATTGCGATCCACCCAACGGCAGTTGGGTCAGCAACTGTTCAAGCTCAGAACGATAATCAGGCATCTCTTCGGTGAGTTGCCAATTCATATGGTTCTTTTTGCGCTCGGCCCGCTCAATCTTTTCTTTGGTAACGGTGCCGTGAATGTGAATTTTGACCGGCCCATCGGGCGGGAAAAGTTCTTTAATCGAGCGAGACGTAAAATCAACCGCGCCCTCGGCCATAACCGGGTGAACAACCTTGGACGCGCCTTGGAATTGCGCTCCACCGGGCGCATCGTCGCCTAATCCCGTGCGTCTCAACCCTTCTTCGTACTGCTTATCGCGTTTTTGCCGCGCTTCTTTGTCTTTAACAATTAAATTAGTCAAATTCGTTGAGATTTTAGACAACTCAACGTCAGGCAACGTCAGGGCAAGGTTTGAATAAAACTCTTGTTCCTCAGAACCGGACATTTCATCGTCACGAAGACGCACAATCGCGCCGCCATCGGGGGTGTCTTCGACTTCAGGAAGCTCTTCATCGTCCATTTCGACCATACGGCCCTTGAGCCGGTCGTTCTGTTCGTCAATTTCGTCGTCTTCCATGTCGGACATGCGCGTTTTTACCCGTGATTAACCGAAAGCATCATCTGAAACGCCCAGTCCTGCCAGTTTTTATACTGATACGGGCTTGGCATGTTGTATTTCCGCAAGTTTGTCGCATTAATAAACCGTTCCGCCCATAATTGCCACGTTTCACTCGGAACCGCAGGCGCAACATTAACCGTTTTAGTCAAATACATCGTCCAAGTCGCCCAATCCGGAAACTCCATATGCCTCGGATCAGGAATTGTCGGTGCTGCCATAACGCTTAACGATACTGCGCCGTCTTTTTGGCAATCTTCGCAGGTTGCGCCACAAACTGCTTGCCCTGGCGCTTGCCCTCACGCTTTGCTTTTGTCGTCGCTGCGTATTCCTGAGAAGACAACGACTCAATTGCGGCCTTGGGCAAATACCGCTCGCCCGTCTTACTCGACGGCTTGCCGCTCTTCGTAGTCCACTTCTGATCAGTCCAATCGCTCAATGACTTCTGTGACTTTTTCATTAGTCCTTATACCCCCCGCCCTTTTCTTTGTAAGATTTAGCAAGGAGCTGCGCCTTACGGGCGCTCCATTGCCCAGCCCCTGTGCCCTGAACGGCACGAGCCTTGATGCTGTTGAATAATTGTTTACGCATCCCCGGCTTGGTGTAGTTGCCAGCCTCGTTGACGCGGCTTAATCCGCCAGAGGCTTTTTTCATATTAGCTAAATTAAGAACGCTTGAATTTACAATAAGCTCGCCTTCTTCAAGATTTCCAACAGCGTAAACATCTTCTGGTGAAATAAAATAACTCTTACCACCCTTACTCGCCCCGTACTGTGGCAAAACAGATGTAGAAACATACTTGTTTTTATTACCCGTCCCATGCAGCCCAGAAGCTCTATAAACAGGTATTTTACCTTCTGGGTACGCAGATTTAAGTATTTGGTTAATTGTCTCTTTATACTGCGGATATTCATAATGGCTCTCTGCTTTAAGAAGAGCTTTATGATTCCCGTTGTAGTTCCAATCTTCTATTAGCTTTGATATTCCGCTGTACTCTTGGTCGGTGCCTTCAGTTATTAATTGATTAAAATCTTTTCCAAATGATTCTATTTTGTTTTTATTTAAATCAAGGCCAATGGCAGGGGCTTCCACAACATCAGCAACAGGCTTTTCACCAATAAACGTGGTGCCTTTGCGAACCAGATTGTCGCCAAAGACGCTTTTTAACTCTTGTTCATATTTTGTAGCCGGGGCGTTGTTTTGCCAGCCTTTGCTAGTGACTTTCCCAACCCCAGAACGCGAGCCTTCGTAAATGTCGAAGTACGCCTTTCCACCCGGCTTCAAATACTCATAAGCCATGTTGATGGTGTCTTTTCTAGATTTAGGCTCTTTGATTACATTCAGAACATTCGCAACAGTAATGCTATCGGCTGGACTTTGTTTAAATTGATCTAAGACAACTGCGTTATGCTCAGGGGTGCGATTGAATGGATCGTAAACGTGACTCTCAACCCCACGCCCTGACAAGTAATCTTTGCCCAAATCATATTTTCCGCCGCCAATGTCCAAGTTTCTTTGACCAGGGACAGCTTCAATTTTCCTAAACAAAGCAGGAACCTGCTTCAACGATGTTTCGGCAGAACTAATCTTTTGCTTCGGCAAGTACTTCGCAGCCAACTCCGTTAGCTCTTCCGCGCCAGCCTTGAGCAAGCCACCCTTGCCCATGTGAACAGCGCCGCCAGAGGCTTTCTTGAGCGCGGTGGCTTTAGGAAGATCCATCTTGCCGAGAATACGTTTGCCCCACGAAAACGCCTTGGGCGCTTTCGCCAGCATTGCCGGTCCAAGCATACTGATACCCATCTCGCCAAGTTGCTCTGGCAGCGTCTCACTCTCCCGCACACCGGCCTGGGCAAGGTACTTCTGCGCTAGCTCCCCGGCATTGGGAATAGAACTTGCCCGTTCTTGCCGTGCCGCCACTTGCTCGGGCGTCTCAATTTGATTGGGCGCAACAATCCCCGGTTCTACACCGTGCATTGCCAAGAACTGCATCAAGTCCAATGGGTCCGTCGCCGCAGACACCAACCCGCGTGTGATGATCGGATGCTTACGCATAACGCCCTGACCATACCGGGTCGCCATATCAATCAGGCTCTCGTCTTGCTCAGGAGGAAGCTGCGCCATCAATGCACCCTATGCAGCGAGTACGTGTGAAACACAAAATCATAAATCATAAACGGATACTCGCCGCGCTCACCAGCGGCTTGACGCAACTTCAACGT